CAAAAGACCGCCTGTATCCATGATTTCATTATATAAGTTATTAACCTTTTCTTTAGGTCCACTAATAAGAACATCGTTCATACACCAGTTAGGCATCTACTTCTCCTTTAAAAAAAATGTTTCATACACAGCTGTAATAGCTACTAATGCGATAAAGAAAATACTGCATCCGATAAAAGCTCCCATCACGCAGCCTCCTTATAGTGTTCATCAAAAGTTCCATATATACGGAGCTTTACATTACGAATATGATTACAAGCTTTACGCGGGTTCTTTTTGCATGTACAACTAAAACCTTCATTATGCATTGTAACCGTACCTTTGGCGTATTGCCATTGCGTGCCAACGGCCCAGTGATTGTTGGTATTAATATATGATGCAGGAAATATCATGCCGCAACCTCAACACCGCAGTCTTCTGCCAAGATCATATCTTTTTCCCATTGCTGTTGGTGTTCAACAATTTGAGCCATCTCAATACGTTCGGCCCAAGCTTCGTAATGCTCAGCCATCATAACAATTTCCTCAAGAATATCTTGACGATCTTTACCGAAAGTATCTGAACGGCGAGCTAAACCGCGAAGACGTTTTGCGAATTCCATTTGATCTAACATAGTATAGTTCCTTCCATTTATAGAACTATACTATCTGATTCGCGATAGAATGTCAATAGTTATTTAGATACTTCGCTGAAAAATATGTCTGACATAACTGCTTCTAATTCGTATGCTTCTTTTTCCCACGGTAAAGAATAGTAGTCTCCGTCATATGGTTTACCATTCCAACACGATCGTCTGTTACCTATACCAGAGACAAGCTCACCGTTTATATATTGTTTTGCGTGGACAAACTCGTGAAACAGAGTCATAATTACCATTTTCTTATTAAGCTTTGGATTGACAAATAATGTTATACCATCTTCTTCATCGTAGTCGCAATAACCGGCGCAGTCGTTATCAAATTCTCCACCAAAATCTATTTCTACAGACTCGTCTATTTCAAGGAAGTCTGATGCAAACAGTACAGCCTTATCCATAAGATCATCGGATATTTTGTTTGGCTTTCCATAACTAACATAATACATTATGATTCCAACTCGTCAAGATCTGTTGTGAATTGTTTTGCTGGTGTTGTCTTAGACCAAAACTTAAGATCCTTTTCAGCCTCTTTGATTTCTTTTTCCAATGCCTTTACCATTTCCTGTGTAAGGCTTAGTATATTAATACGGAGGCAACGGTCAACATCATCGTGGTTACGCTGTGCATCTGTTTCAATGTAAATCTGTTCTGATACATCAGCTTTCTTTTTATCTTTAAACTCAATACGATTATCAAGTACTGCTTGAATGAATTGCATTTTAACATTCAGCCAACGCATTTCCTCTTCAGCTTCTTTCTTACGCAAATCAATACGCTGCTGAAGAACACCCATACGGAATTCACAAAAGTCTTTAATAAGATGGCGTTCGTCTTTATATTCGCGTAGCTTTCCGTCAAATCCAATTACTGTTAAGTTTTCAGTTAATGGCTTTGATAGTTTAAATTTTGAAATAACTTTTGCATTAGTCCATGTTGATGAAGTGTTCTGTTTTAGTTTAACTTCAAATTTAAAACCGGATTTATCGCAAAGATCTTCATAGGAAACAATATCTCCGTCTTCCTCTAGCTTGTCAAGTACCTTAACATAGCCTTCTCTGTCAAAGCCATATGGTACTTCAGTTATTTCTAATACTGTTTTACTCTTCTTTTCAAAACAACCAAGAACTGTGTATTTATCCTCAGTTTTGTCATAGTTTACGGTACCTTTGAAGTCCGGAAATGACACTGGAAGCCTTTTCGATATATTACCATACGTCACATATTCGCGACAGGCACGAGAAAGTGCATCAGCGCTTCGAGGTAGTATGTTTGTAGCAAAACCAGTTGCAATACCTTTAGTTCCATTGGTCAACACGAGTGGAATAACTGGAATATAGAACGCAGGTGGCTCGTGTTCAGGGTCACTGTGCTGTGGAGCTAAATCTAAATCACGGATATACTTTTTGAAATTTTGATGTAAACGAGTGTAAACATATCGAGCTGCGCCGGGCTCTTGAACTAACCGAGTACCAAACGATCCTCGACCTTCAACTAAGCAAACATTATTGTTCCACTCTGCGGCCATAAGTTGACCTGCACCAGCTGCGCTTGCTTCGCCGTGGTTGTATCCATAGTCTGATATAATACCAGCAACAGCAGATACCTTTTTGAAATCGTTTTTAGAATTTAGGATTGATGAATATAAGTAGAAACGCTGAACAGGTTTCAATCCGTCAATCATATTTGGAATAGCACGACTTTCAACTGTGTACATAGCAAACGAAAGCCATTCGTTTTTTGCTACGGATGAAATAGGATATTCTTTTTCTGCTATTGCAAAATCAAGTACACTCATTATATTTCCTTTGTGATTCTATATATTCTACACTACTTGAAGGTATATGTCAACCGATAATTACAATACACTTTCCAAGCTTCCCATAAACTATATGATATAATAGGACCGATAAATGGAAAGAAGAAAAAGTTTAGGATTAACCACGCGCAAAAAACTGCAGCTAATATATCATACCATTCTATCATGCGAACATATACTCCTTACGTAACGATGAGTCTTTACCAAACATCATTTGAAAAATACTTGCATCATCAACTGTAACAGTATCATATTGCGGATCGTTAATAATACTATCATATTCGTTTTCAGTTAATGAACCGAGGCCTTTGATGTAACGGTGTTTCCAATTTGGATTTTTTTGCTTATGTTCGTTTGCACTATCATAATCATAAAACCAGCTGACTTTATCTTTAAACGTAGAAATCATCATAGGTGTACGAGTAATCTTTACGCGTTTTTCAGTCAATAGCCGTGGCCAGAATTTGAAAAAGAATGCAATCAGCAACGGACTAATATGGCCAATACCATCATGATCAGCATCAGTTAGAGTTGCAATGCTTTCATATGTCATATTGTCAACACTATTAGGATTAGTAATATCAAGTCCTAAAACCGCAACGAGCTCAGAGAGTTCTTTGTTTTTCAATACGTCCGCAGGTTTCATATCCCATGTATTCATAATAACACCACGAAGCGGGTATGCTCCAACCTTATTAGCATCGCGAACCTTAAGTAAGAAACCCATAGCTGAGTCACCCTCAACAATCTTTAAAGTTGCGTTTGATTTGTTGGCAGCAATATGTTTTGCAACCTTAACGCGGCGTAGGCCTTTCTGAGCAAGCGTAGCGGCACGTTTATCAGCTGCAATCTTTCTCGCAAGTTGCGCTTCGATGATTGGATCAATAAGCTCAGGAGTATTTAAAATTTTGCGAGCAAAGAAAACCGCTTCTTTAATTCCTGCGGCTAATGCGTGTTCTTTGACGTTTCCAGTTGGGTTTGTTAAACGCTCTTTAGTTTGGCTGTCAAATTTTGGATTAGTAAAATTACGAGCAAACATAATAAACGTAAGATTACCTTTGCAATGATTACGATTGATTTCAATCTTGTGTTTACGTTTAATCATAACGCACAATTCTTCAACAATACTGTTCATTACAAAATCAACATATGTTCCACCTTGACGTGTATTGACACCGTTCACAAAACTGTTTGAACGAAAACCGTCTGACGAGTGAGCAATAAAGAACGACAAGTTATCAGATTTTTCTATAATTGCTGGCTGGTCGCCTACAAACATTTTAGAATACTTTTTAAGATCGTTAACTTTAATGCGTTTCTTATTGAATGAAAATGTAATTTCAGGAAATGCCATTTGCAAACTGATAAGACGATCTTCAACTAAAGAAATCGTATCGTATTCGTTTAGGCTATTACATTCAAACAGATCAAAGTCAGGAACGAATGAAACTTCAGTTCCGTTGCCTGCTTTGTTCATTACAGATTCTTTAATTGTTTCAGCGCCGTTAGTGCAAGTAACAACTTGGCATTTGCCACCGTTCCAGGTTTTGCCTGTAAATTTTGAAGACAAGAAGTTAGTCGCCGCAGATCCTACGCCGTTCGTTCCGATAGTTACTCGCTCATCATCAAAGGATGTACCTGCATTAACACGGGTCCACGCAGCGGTTGCTTGCGATATCTTACTTCCTGTGGTTTCGTCGTAAACCAATTCATGCGGTATACCGCGGCCGTTATCTGTTACGGTAATTGAGTTGTCCATTTTGATAGACACGTCAATTTTATTTGCATATTTGAAATTCGTGCGAATTGCTTCATCTATTGAATTATCTAAGATTTCATCAATCATTTTTGATAAAGCTGGAACGTATTCAACTCTATCCCATTTGCCCATCATAAACCGCTCAATAGGTTCACGGGCGCTTGATCCCATGTACATACCAATGCGTTCACGAACGTGTTGACGAGCTGTTAAGATTTTAAATTGTTCAGACATTTTTACTCCATTTTATATATGGTACTCAAAACCAATGAGTACAATCATCGCACGGATCATCCCATTTATGCGGAATGTCGTCGTTGTCCATACAGATCCTTGTTTCTGTTTCCGGTTACTCTATTTATTATAAATATCTATACTAACTGATTCGGGACAGAATGTAAATAGGAAAATGAACATGCAGACAAATTATTTGAATCCAACATCCTTTTTGGTGTCTATTGAAAGAATACCAAATGTAGTATTTACAACACAACGGGCTATCTTGCCTTCGATTTCGATGTCCGCGGTTACTACGCCTAACCCGTTGAAAAATATTTATCAAGTTCCTGACCATCTTGAATATGCTGAACTTGACTTGAGTTTTATCCTTAACGAAAACCTTGATAATTATTTAGAAATTTTAAATTGGATGGAAGGTCTTGCAACTCCTGAGAGTTTGTCACAATTTGACCGTTTAAAGAACACAAGGGATGGCTTAAAGTCAGATATCGTCATTATCATGACAAACAGCCACAAGAACCCAAATATTGAGTTTAGGTTTAAAGACGCGTTCCCACTTACGATTTCTCCAATCAGTTTAGATATTACACCTGGCGATATCGTAAACCCTGAAGTAACCGTGACATTCCGTCATAACGGTTTCACAATCACTCAATTATAATTGTTGACATTCCACTGATTCTAGTGTAGAATAGCATTATAAGCTAGAGGAGTATAGTATGAGCACTGATGATATCAGCGAGCTGTGGTCAAAAGATTCTAAAATTGATGAAACGAACCTTATGGGTGAATCAAAACGAATTCCTGAATTGCATAGTAAGTATTACAATTTATATTATAAGGAAGCGCTAAAAGTAAAAAAGCTTCGGTATGATTATAAAGAACTTGAGATGGCAAAACGTGAATGGATTGATGGATCCATGGCAGAAGAAGATTTACACGAACGAGGTTGGCGACCTTTTCAGAAAAAAGTTATTCGCCAAGATATGGATAAATATATACAGAGCGATAAAGACATTATCAATTTAAGTCTTAAAATAGATTATCATTCGGTACGAGCAAATTACCTGGAAGATATTGTTAAGACAATCCATAGTCGCAATTTCATTATCAAAAACATAATTGATATTATGAAATTCCAAGCAGGAGAATATTAATGAAATCAGTAGCAGAGCAAGCAATTCAGGCGTCAATGTATGGACACGCTGTAGCTTATCCTAACAGCGAAAACATTAAACCTCCAATTGAAAAAGAACGCATTCGTGTAGTTGAGCAAGCAACACGAGCTGAAATTAGACTCAACCAAGAGAAAGAAATTGAAGATCGGATTATTGAGATAAATATACTCAGACAGCAAGCTGCTGTTCGTTATGCACCAAATGGAGATAAAGTTCCTGTTGCATATACACAAGGTGAATTCGTAGATATTGAAGTATAGGATTATATGACTGACGTTGTAAATGTTGAACAGATTAATGCTGTTTATTTGAAAGTAACCGCAGATCCTGGAACTCGTCAAGAGATTCAGCAATTCTTTTCATTTAGACCAAATAACTATCAATTTACTCCTGCATACAAAAATCGTATGTGGGATGGTTGGATACGCCTGTATCAGCCGATGCGTCCAACTCTTTACGTCGGATTAATGAAACACTTAGTTAAATTTTGCGAAGATAGAGGTTATGAAATTAATGCTGATGACGATCTTATACACGGCGATGATATTCCTGATGATTATGGTTACCAAATCGCAAAAGATATAAATTGTAAATTTGAACCTCGAGATTACCAAAACGATTATGTTGTTAGCGCGTTGAGAGACCGCAGATCATTATCGTTATCTCCAACTTCATCAGGTAAATCATTAATCATTTATCTTATGCAACAACATTATTATGAAACTTATGGCCATAGAACCTTAATCATTGTTCCTACAATTGGTCTTGTTCATCAGATGGCTGGCGACTTCGAAGACTATGGTTGCGATCCTAGTTTGATTTATAAAATACAAGGTGGCGTTGATAAGAATACTTCAGCTCCTATTGTTATAAGTACTTGGCAATCTCTGATTAAACAGCCAAAGGATTGGTTCTCTCAATTTAAAGTTGCACTAGGAGATGAAGCTCACTTGTTCCAAGCTAAGTCTTTACAAAAAATCATGGAAGGTTTAGACGAATGTTATTACCGCCATGGATTTACAGGTACGCTAAAAACTGAGGAAAGTAAAACGCACCAACTTGTTCTTGAAGGTTGCTTTGGTCCTGTTCGCCGTTTTGTTAATACTAAGGATCTAATTGAAAGTGGAACGGTGGCGGATTTTAACATCAAAGCAATTGTTCTTTCTCATAATAACGAAACTCGTAAAAAGTTTAAAGATGCGTTTAAGCAGGTTAAGGAAACTCAAAAGAAGTACCCTGCTGAACGTGAGTTTATTGTTAATAACGAAAAGAGAAACATATTCATTCGTAATTTGTTATGGTCTCTTAAAGGTCAGAATAACTTGGTGTTGTTTGATTTGGTTGAGAAACATGGTAAGATATTAGAGCCACTCCTTCGGAGAGACGACCGTCAACTACATTTTATATATGGTGCAACAAAAGGAGAAGAACGCGAACGTATTCGTCATATGATTGAAAACGATCCGATTAAACAACATGACATTCTTGCATCTTATGGTGTATTCAGTACTGGTGTTAATTTGAAAAAATTGGATAACGTGATCTTTGCGTCTGGTTCCAAATCTGAAATCAAAGTACTTCAGTCAATAGGACGTACTCTTCGAAAAGGTAACGACGCCGACAAAGCTACTCTATATGATATCACGGACGACCTGTC